GCCACCGTGGTATGTACGACCAACCATACGTTGTTTAGTGGGGTCAAAGTCAATCGGAATTGCTGTAGGGTCTTTGCTCATTGCTACTTATCCTTTCTTATTAGTGGTTTGTGAGGGGTCACTATGCTAATCTTTCAAGTATTATCTGTCGGTACTTTTCTTCTTTTTCAGCCCACAAGCATTCTCTGTTTAGATTGTGTGCGGCTTTTGGTGTTGTTCCGCTCCCTGCGAATGGGTCTATAACTAAGTCACCCTCATCTGAATAGGTCTTGATAATCCACTCAAACATGGCAATAGGTTTTTGTGTGGGGTGCAGCCCACTCTTATCTCTCGTAAAGTACTGAACTGTTTTTGGGTGTCTCTCTCCACTTTGATTGTCAGTCACTACCTGAGTTAGCCCACCTTTCCAGTTATCACTCATGCGTCCTGCCATTTGCTTATACGGTTTACCCTCTGTTTTCTGTGGGTTATATTTCATCGCAATGCGAGTACCGTTTGTCACTCTGCCCTTACCGAACACAAGTAATAACTCATGCACCCTAAACGGCTGAAGGTTCACATTGGGGGCATTTGTGCCATTATCTTTTACCCATATCAGGTCATACTTGTACAGGTGTTCAGCCATAGGGATTAACTTGCTCGCTAGACGGGTACTAGCGGTCATAACTAACGCTCCCTCTGGTTTCAACACTCGCTCACACTCCCAAAAGAAAGTTTGAAAGTCTACGTTCTTATCCCATTTATTACCAGTCTCAGCATACGGTGGGTCTGTGAGAATAAGCTGTACTGAGCTATCATCAAGACTACGCAACAACTCAAAACAATCCCTCACATCATCCTCTTTTCTATTAAGGCTCGTTCTGATTGAAGCTTTTGTTTTGCTACTAATAATGCAGACTTAAAGCCTTGTGTGCGCGAATAAGCCTCACCTCTTGTCTCGGTATCTTTAGAGAATTGTGGTCTGCTGCCCGTACTTGCACGTTTTTCGCTCACATCAAGCTCTGCCTCTAGTCGGGTTAATAGGGCTAAGTTTTGTGCGGCGACCAACTCTATGATTGCAGGATAAAAGTCATCTGCTTTCGCCCCCACACTATCTAAAAACTCAGGTGGTAGTATCTCTGCAATTTTGTCTCTCAGCTCATCTAGTGTATTGTCTGATTGAGTGGTCTTATGTAAAGTTTCTGAACTATCTTTTAATAAGGGTTTCTGTGTTAAGGGTTGGGTGTGTTTGGTATGGGTCATGATTGCTCCTCCACATATTCATCAAAGACAATCATGCTGTATGACCTACCACGCAATGATTTACTAGTTTTAGTTGACTTCATAATTGGTTCACGGAATGGGCGGTGTATCACCGTGTTAGTAACATCGACACCAACAAATACTACGCTATAACCAAGTAACGTCCGTTTGAACCACTCTAATTTTCTTCTCATAATCTTTTCTCCTTAGTTAGTTTGGTTGTGGGGGGCTAGAAAGTGTGCGCGAGGCTTGTATGAGTGAGTATTAGAAACAAATCCTATTACTAGAATTGTGCTGCGGTTTATACCCGCCACCCTGCAAGTAATCTCGCACACATGCTAACTCTCCATGATGCGGTGAGCGTGTCTCACCCCGTTTTGCCGTTGCACCAACGACTATAGGCCACTACCCTACTAACTCGGACTGTAGTCTCTTGTTTCGGCTCTATAACCTCAATAAACTACTACTGTCCGTTCTGGGCTGTTGGCTTGTCGGCTCAACGATTTACGTTCATTACAGGAACGCACCCAGATTGTTAATTACTCATTCTCCTTTAGATTATTTAATTCGTACACGGTCACAAGTCTCTGGTTATTTGCGTACCAGTGGGGTAAGCAGTAACCATCTTTCTTGGCTGGGTTTGGGCAATGGAAGTTACCTGATTTACATTTCATATAGTGCCCTCCTTCTTGACTAGTAGTTGTTTTTCGCCGCAGCCGCTACAATGCAACCAGCCTGAGTGAAATAATATAGCGCTACTTCTTGTGTCTTCGTGATATGGGCAGCGTATCTGCCACCCCCGTGGGTTCTTGCGCGCTCGCTCATCTAATCTGTGAGCCTCGTTCTCCACTTCTGAACGGTCTGGTATGAAGTCCTCTGAAACATACGACATTCGTGGCTCTTGACGGTGTTTACAAAGCCTGTACGCCTCTCCTGCGAGCAGCCTAGCTATTGGAACATCTCGAACCACAATGTATGCAGCTCCACACTCGAAAACGCTTCCTGGGGCAGTTATGTTGCTCATATCGCCTTTTAATTCGAAGTTTTTGCAATGTCGGTCGTCATTTATGTTTTGGGCTGGTGTATCTTTTTGAATCCAAAAGAAAATATGGAAACCGCCGCTCGGTGTCGCAACAGTCAACGACTGCGGCAATTCAAGCGCCTTAAAAGTTCCAATAACTTCATCCCAGTTCGATTTATTGTCTAAATCTACTGCTATAAGTTTCCACCTTTTTGTGGCATCCAGCTGTCTCTTACCCGTCAAAAGAGCGTTCGCGGTACATTTGCTGTCTTTTAATTTGCGACAATTTTCATCTTGCGACCATTTGTCGGTCGTGTACCTGTCTTTTTTTGAACCTCTCCAACTGAAGCTAAGTAGGTCTTGAAGCTCATCCATCGTAGAACTCCCAGGTATGACCGCCAGCCAACTTACGACGACCTTTTATTACTGCACATACATTGCTTGTATTTGTACCGTAAAAACGAGCAGCTTCACTGGCTGAAGGATAAACTTCATCCGTTTCAATACAGCGAACAGGTTTTGCTTTTGGATGCTTATTTTTCAAAACACCGAATGAGTGAGCTATGTTTTCGCTTTTAGTTGCCCACTCAAGATTATCAACGTGGTTATTCAATTTATTGCCGTCTTTATGATTTACCTCTGGCTTATTTTGTGGATTTGCCAAAAAGGTCAAGGCTACAATACGATGAACAGATTTATGGCTCACTTTGCCATCAACCGATAAGTCAACCAAGGCGTAGCCGTGCTTGCTAATCCAAGGCTTGAGCCGTTTGGTGCGATTCATTATGTCACCGTTCCTATTAACGAAATAACCTTGGTAGCCGCCATAACACAAAATTAAGTGTGGCTGGTTATCATTGAACTCTTCTCTAGTTACGCGCATTGCCAGCCTCCTTTGATTTCTTAATTACTTCTTGCTTCCAATCATCCACCACTTCAGGTGAGACAAAAAAGGCATCATATCCCATTTCTTTGAGTTTCTGATGCCAATATTTTTGTAGCGGTTTCGGTTTGGTCATTGTCTTCCATTCCGTATAACACGCGTACCCAGTAGGTGATAGTACTAGTGTGTCTGGAAAACCAGTCGGCACTCCTGCACCAGGGTCGAGCTGGATGAACACCCAGCCGAGAGCCATGAACTCTTCTCGTTGCTTAGATTTGAATTTGCTTTCCAACATTGTTTTTATCCCTTGCGCCTCATTATGGGCAACCTACTACGGAGTCAGGCGCAAAGGCTACATAGAAAGGTGATTGGTGGGTCGTTTCACAACCGTTGCATAGCAGACCATCGACTCGCTGTATGCTTCTGAATTCCCAATCTTTCAAAGTAATCTCCTGTCTCTATTCTGTAAGTCGCCCAGAGTGAGGCACAAAAGCCTCACTCAAATTAGAATGGCAATCCGTTGATTGTGTCTTTGTCAGCGACCAATTCACCGCCAGTTGCAGCAATAACTGCCTGGGTTGAAGTTTCCTTTGGTCGGTAGCTCAAGAGATTGCTCTCAGTTGATGGTCGCTCGACACCGTTCTTGTCAGTGTAAACACTACCATCTTTAGCTTCACGGATTGATAGAAATGCCGTGAACGGTTTCTTCTCACCGCGAACCTTCAAGGTCTCGACTAGCGTTTCAAACAATGACTTGGCGCTAACGATGTTGCTCATGAAGTTGCGTGCTGCATCCTTCTTGTCTTCGTCGGCATTGTGAATCATCAAACGGCTGACGTTTTCAATGGTGTATGGCAATGCTGCTTCACTAAGCCACATTTTCACACGACCCTGACCATCTTCGTTTTCAACATTGAACTGGATGCCAAGCGTACCTGTGCTGGCTTTTACAAGCTCGACACTAGTTACAGCAACATCATGGACACCAATCCCAAGGTAGTTTGCACCGCCTTTGTCGGTCATGATGTTTTCTTTCATTTTTTCTGCTGCGTCATCAGCAACTTTTACGTCATTCTTTTCTAGCTCACCGAACAAATCTTTTTGCTCTGCTGCTTTTGCCTTCTCGTCTGTTTGGTCTGCCATTATTTTGACTCCTTCTTATTGTTTACTGGTGCATAGAACTCTACTATTGCCTTATCAAGCATTTTCAAGTCGTTCGGGATAGTTGGCGTATCAATCATCCCAAGCGGTACTTTAACCCCTGAACCATCTGTCTTAGTCCTGAAAACAAAATCACCATCTACGACCGCAGTTTCCACCACGATGTTAGCGCGTCCCACAATAGGGAATTTTTTAGACATTTTCCCTGCTGAAATCATGAAATCAAGCTGGTTACTGTCACCCTTGTCTTCTGGGTGAGCCATAACATAGAACCGTTGGTTGCTATCTTTTCTAGCAATCTCATCGAACACATTGCTAAGGTTCACCGCAAATTCAGTGAATTTAGCATATCCTGTCTCTTTGGCTTTATCGATTTCTGCCGCAAACATTAAGTAGTTCAGGTCATCCAGCACCATGATTTCTGCTTTAGAACCCTTTACAATGGCTTGAACTTCTGCATAAGATTTTGCTCTCATCTGTGGTATCTCATTCTTGAATGGTAATGGTTTACCTGTAGTACTGACATAGCCTATACTATCTTTTCCTGTAAAATTCCTGAGTGAACTGGACTTGCCAGTACCACTGCTCCCGAGTATTAAAATCATTTCTGACATTGCAGTACCTTTCTTTGTAGCTTTGCTTTGCTGTACCTCTATAGTATCACAGCTAAATAAACAATGCAATAGTTATTTTTAGTAAACTCGTTTCGCTGGGTCGAGTGTTACGTTACCACAGCTATTGAGCTGGTATTTGATACCATCAACATCATGTAGCTCTGTAACACTACCAAGGCTCGTGACTAGCTGTCCTGTGCCTGCCCATACGTTACCGTCGTCGTCCAAGCGCCAAGCCGCTTGGCTCGGGGCTTCGGCTGGGCGAAGCAGAAACATTAATAGCAATAGTGTAAAAGTCATGATTTTTCTCCTAAAATGGTAAATCTTCTATTATTAAATCTTGCTCGGTGAGCTGGTTCTCGCCCATGTACTCGCGCATTAAACCTTCGTCAAAACGCTTTACGCCAACATCCTTCAACACTGGCAAATCAAGCGGCTGGTGCAACCGTTCGTAAATCCGTTTTATGAGCTTGTTGTTTCTCGGTACTCGCTGGATGAAATACGCTCGGGTCTTCAGGTTCACTACTATGTAGTCAACCCAGTCACAGCCACTCGCCATCATCTGCGACTGCGTTTGCAACTCGTGACCAATCGGGATGCCTTCTTCCATGAGTTCCATGAAAGTTTTATCACCGACAATCTTACATTCTAGCAAACCGTCTTTCAGCTTCATGCCTTCAAATCGCTCGATGACATGAGCGTCTGGTGTGGCAATAAACCACGGCGAGACGTAGGAAAATGCCTTAGTAAGCCTGTTGCCCGTCTCTTTTTCGTACACCATTTTGGCGAAGTCTTCAAAGAATATGCCGTCTGCCATTGGCTTGGTTTGAAACATCTCAAATGTCACACCGAACTTGCGTTCAAATGCTAACTGCCTGAGATATTTCTTCGCCTTGGCGCTAGGTGTATAGCCGTTTTTGAGCGTGTCAAACAAAAAGCCTAGTCCACTTGCACTCGGTATGCCTGCTCGCTCCGCATACCATGCTGGTGAGCGTTGCTCTGCGGTACTGAGCGTAAATTCTTTACTATATTTTTTGATGTCAGCCTCCCATTATTTCTAGCCACTGATTTTGGTCAATGCCTGTTAATTTGTCGTCAAAATCTTTTTTGTCCTCTAAAGCTCTGTATATAGCACTATCAATAGTGTTAGTGGCCCGTAAGTGGAAGAATGTACATTTTAATGTAGCTCCGTTCCTATAGGTGCGCCCGACTGCCTGTGTGTAATCTTGGAAACTATAACACGGCGACAAAAATATTGTTGTGTTGAATTTCTGCAAGTTGAGACCCGTGCCACCACTTTGTATCTGCACAATCATCACTTGCTGGTCTGCAAAATTGTCTTTATGTGCTCCATGCCAAACACCATGTTTAATGCCTGTGGCTTTGAGTTTTGCACTCAAGTCGGTAATAGCTTGGATAGTATTGACAAAGATGAGCGCGTTCTCAAGCCCCTCGACTTTCTCCACCACCCACTGTAGTTTCTCTGGCGCAACCTCCGCATATTTGCGAAGAGCCCAAGTGAGCTTAGATGCTGAATCAAGCGGCTCGCCATCAGCGTTGATGCGGTTCTTAATCATCAAAATGTACTCTTTCCGTTTGACAGGAATTTGCACGTCAATGACTTGCTTTTTTGGCAGCTCAATACACTCTTCAGCTTTGAGCCGTAGGGCAATACTGTCCCACCACCTCGTTAGTGTGTCGGTGTCTCGATAGCCCACGATGTCCATGCCTTTGTGGGCATAGCTTCGCTGCTCGATGACAAACCGCCTATAAAATTCGGTCTTGTGTTTCACGAGTCCCGTGATTTTTGCGTAGTTGACCGCGTCTGCCCACTTGCTCATCGGTGTACCGCTCAAAAAATAATAAGCTCGTGCAATAGAACAGAGTTTCCACGCTCCCATTCCCTGCAAGCTTTGGCTATTCTTAATTTTGTGCGCCTCGTCGATGATAACGTGATAGTCGCTGTATTTTGAAAAATCTAACTTTTTGAATTTCTGCAAAAAACTGAATCCCTGCACCTCAAACTGGTCGAACTCCAAACCCGATTTCTCAAGGTCTAATTCCCAAACTCGTGTGTCACGAACACTAGCTGGACAAATGACAAACACCTTCCGCGCTCCTTCTCGGTGTGCGCGGAATAGTGCCATCAATGTTTTGCCTGTCCCGACCTCCGCGAAGAAGTACGGGCGGTTGCCTAATCGAGTCAAATAGCTTTCTTGGCTCGGGTACAACTCCACGGCTTATGCCTTAACTTTTAGACGGATTGATGCTTTGACTGGTGAAGTTTTCAAAAACTTCGCGTAGGTCTTCGGCATTGCTGTCTTGAATGTGGTTGAGTCAAAAGTTGTTCGAGTAGTCGCTTTGACTCGTGTGATGACAATTAGATTACCGTCAAACTTGTCAATGTCGTTCTGTTCCATTGCTTCGAGTATTGCCTGACGCATATTTGCGTCTTGCTCTTTCAGCGTCTCCAACTTCTGCATTTGAATACCGACGGCTTTCTCAATCTCGCGATTGAGTTTCGCCATATCGTTCATATTTTTTTCGAACTTCGTAATTAGTGTGTTATCTGTCATGATAGTCTCCTTATTTACTTCTGTTACTGATGCCTTTGCGGGAGCTTTTCTTGCCACCGATTGCACCGTATATTCTAGCGCGTTCTCTACCAGCTTCACCATCAGCGAAGCCGCCAGTTCTAGAGTTTGACCCACCTTTTGCACCGATTTTTGCATAAAAATCAGAGCCATACCTGATTTTATTGGTGGCTGCTGCTGCAATGCCACCTGCTTTTGTTCCTGACATTACTTGTTCTCCTTCATCTTGCTTAT